ACCGACGACAAGGGCCGGCCGATCAATCGCCTGCAAGAGATCACCGCGGCGATCAAGATGCTCTCGGTCGAATTGCGGCACGAGTACCCGCTGCCGGCCGACGCCGGGCTGCCGCCGGACGAAGAGCAACCGCTCAACGTCACCGACGACCCGCTCGCCGGCATTTTCTTGAAGTTCCCCGAGCCCGCTGCACCGACCGCGAAGCCGCGCACGAAGCCCGCCAAGAGCGCGAAGAAAAAAGCCTGACCGGATCCCGCGAGCCCCCATGAATGACAAGCGATCAACTTCGCGCGAAATTGCGAATTACTCCCGAGCAGCTCGCCGAGTTGCTCCGGCGTGGGCTCCCCGCGCGCGGCAAGGGATCTCGCCGCAAGTTCGAGCCGGCACTCGTGCGCGAGTGGCTGATCGCCAACGGCTTGGCCGACACGACGCACGCGCCGCGCGATCCGTTTCTGTTTCGCACCGTCGGCCAGGTCGCGAATCACTTCTGCGTCTCGGTCAAGACGGTCACGCAATGGCTGCAGCAGGGAATGCCCGGCCGGCCTGGTCCGCGGGGCAAGCAGGATGGCTACTTCCCGCTGCACGAGATCCGCGAGTGGCTCGCCAAGCGGCAAGCGCAGGGCGCGAACTCGCCCGGCGGTACCAGCGAGCGAGATCGGCTCGTGAAGGTCAAACGTCAGCGCGAAGAGCTCAAGCTCGGGACCGAGGCGGGGAATCTCTTGCCCGTCGAGACCGTCGGCAAAGCGTTCCTGCGGGCGATCCACGAGACCCGGGCGCAGCTGGACCAGCTGCCGGCGGCGATCGTCAAGACATTGCCCGCCAGTGTCAATCGCGACGAGCGCGACCGCATCCGCCGCAAGATTCGCGCGGCCCTCGATCATGCGTACGGCACGCTGGCCGATGCGCTCGAACGGCAAGCCGAAGACCAGGACCAACTGCCACCACCCGAGGAGCCTAGCGAATAGTTGCCGCCACAACCACCCGCCGCGTCGCCAGCCGCACCGAGAGTAAACGCTCGGCGCTCGGCGACTTGCTGCGCTTGGCGGCCGCGGCTTGGCGGCCGCAGGAGCTCCCGACGACGCCCGACTGGGTCGTCGAGCATGTCCGGCTGCCGAGCGACATCTCGGCCAACCCCGGCGCGTTTGACCTGGCGGCGCGGCCGTTCTGGCGCGAGCCGCTGGCTTGCATGGACGATCCCGAGATCGAGTCGATCTCGCTGATGGGCGACGCGCAGATCGGCAAGACGGTCACGTTGATCAGCATGCTCGAATCGCGCATGGATCTCGACCCGGCCCCGGCACTGGTCGTCGGTCCCGATCAAGACGCGATGCGCGAATTGCGGGACAAGGTCTATGCCTACTGCGAAGCCTCGCCGACCCTCACGCACCGGATCCCGCCGCCGTCGAAACGGAACGATCGCTATCTCGAATTCGATTCGATGCTCTGCTACCTGGCGTACAGCGGCAGCGCCCAGCGGCTCCGTTCGCGCACGTGCAAAAATATCTTCTGCACCGAGGTCGACGTCTGGCAAGACGATCCTGTGCTCGGCGATCCGGTCGTCGTCGTGCGAGCCCGCGCGAAGGCCTGGAACGAGCACAAGATCGTCTACGAATCGACGCCGTCCGACGAAGCCTCGCGGATCGATCAGCTCTACCGCGACAGCGACCAACGCCGGTACCACTGCCCGTGTCCGCACTGCGGCACGTACCAAGAGCTGCGATTCTTCGCGCACACGACCGGCCCGCACGCCGGCCGCGGCGGGATCCGCGGGCACCTCGACGAGCACGGTGAACCCCGATCGATTGAGACGGTCGCCGAGCATGTCTGGTACCAGTGCGTCAACTGCGACGAGCCGATCCGCACCGAGCACAAGGCCCGCATGATCGAGCGCGGCGTCTGGTGCCCGCGTGGGCAGAGCGTGAACAAAGCTGGCCACCTCGAGGGAAAACCCGAGCGCGATAAAAAGCATGCCGGGTTTCACCTCTGGTCGATCATGTCGCCGGTCGTCACGTTCGCCGACCTCGCGCGCGAGTATTTGACGAACCGCGCGCGGGGCTTGCTGAAAGTGTTCTTCAACAACTGGCTTGGCTTGCCGTTCAAGATCACGAGCGTCTTGCCCGAGTGGCGCAAGCTGGGGCAGCGGTTGAGCGTCCGCTACTACAGCAACGGCACGATCCCGGCCCGCGCGTATTTTGTGACGTGCGGCGTCGACGTGCAGGGCGACCGCCTCTACTACGCCGTGCGGGCCTGGGGCCACGGCAAGACGAGCTGGTCCGTCGAGCGGGGTTGCCTGCGGCCCGAGCTGCTCGAACTCGACAGCGGCTTGCAACGATTTGCGCAGACGCACGGCATCGCCGCCGACCTGGTGCAGCTCTTCCCGGCTGTGATTCAACGCCGCTGGCCGATCGTCGGCGGCCGCAATCCGCTCGGCGCCGATACGCTCGGCTGCCGCTTGCTCGGGAGCGACTCGCAATATCGCACGCGGCAGGTGCAGCAGTTCGTCCGCTGTGCCAAGACCAACGCGCACCACGGCACGCTGGTCTACGCGCTCCGCGGCGTCGACTCGTCCGCCCAGCAGCAACCCTACTGGATGACGCACGTCGATCGCAACACCCGCACCGGCGAGATCTACGAAGGGGGGCTCGACGTCTGGAACCTTTCCGTGTCGACGTTCAAAGAAGACCTGGTCCAGCGTTACGAGCTGGCGGCCGATCAGCCCGGGGCCTGGCTCTTGCCGAGCGATGTTTTCCAGACGCGCGGGGCCGAAGATTACCTCCGGCAGCTGGTCAACGAAGCGCCGCAAGTCGTAAAGAAAGACGGCAAGCGGGACCGGGTTGTCTGGACCGTGATCGACGCCGGCGTCGGCAACCATTACTGGGACTGCGAGGTCTACGCGTCGGCGCTGGCCGACATGGTCGTCGGCACCGGCAGCAACAACTGGGATCTCGACAATCGTCCCGACTGGCGGCGGCAGCAGCCGCGGCCGAATCCGAATCAACAAGACATCGCCCGCGAACGCGCCGCGCACGATGATGAAATTTCCGCGCGCTAAAGGGTCGAAGGAATGGCAAAGAACAACAAGACCACGGCAGCAGCTTCGCAAGCACCGAGCGAGCAACTCGACAACAGCGTGCCCACGAACAGCGAGCAGCCAGCGGTACCCGGCATCGGCCTCGGCGATCTGCTGGGCGACGGCAACACCGAGCCCGAGTTTGACACTGCCGAGAGACACAGCGAAGCCGCTCCGAACGTCGTGGCGCGTGGGCCAGCCGCCGCGGCCGAGCTGCGGGCCCACCGCGAGACCTACCCGGCCAAGCCGGCGGCGAATTGCGGCCCGACGGTTCAATCGCTGACCCAAGCCGAGCTCGGCAATCGGACATCACTCAACAAGGTCCTCTGCGTCTGCCCCGAGCATCACACGCCCTGCTACGCCGGCGTGCGCGAGGGAATCTTTACGCGGATGTATTGCCCGGTCGAAGGGTGCAACTTCGCGCACAAGATGGTCGTGCCGACGACGGCCGAGCTGATCAACCGCGCCGCGCGGCGGGAGCAACTGTTTCACCCGCAGAACGACATCACCGCGCGCTAGCGGGAGCAGTTATTTGCGTGTGACTTCCAGCGGCTGGAACATCGACCCGCCGCAGCCGTGCCGCGCTCGGTTATGTTCCGACGCATGGCCCTCATTGACGATCTTCGCACCCGCCTCACGCTTGTTAGCGCCGTGATCACCGCACGGCTCACCGGCAAGGCCGTCGAAGAATACAAAGAGGCCAGCGAGGAGATGCGCTACACGCCCCTCGAAAAGCTCTACGACATGGAGAAGGATCTCCAAGAGCGGATCAAAGGCGAAGGGGGGAGCGAATCGGGCGGCGGTACCTCGTTTAGCTTTGGCGTGATGGAGGGCAACTGATGAACCCTCTCGCCTGGCTCAAGCGCGCCTACGCGGCGATCGATGCGTTTGCCACCCGCAACCTCACGCCCGAAGAGCTGACGGCCGCCGATCGCGTGAACCGCAATCCGGCGAATCCGCCATTTCGCGGGGCACAACTCACCCGCCACAATCGGGGCTGGCAGCCGCAGCTCACCAGCGGCGACGACGCGCTGGCCGTCTCGAATCCGCTGCTGCACACCCGCACCCGGGATCTGGTGCAAAACGAACCGAGCATGGTCTCGGCCCGCCGCAAGCTGACCACGCACGTGATCGGCACCGGCATGCAAGCCTTTGCCGATGCCCGCGTCGGTGACGAAGTCGACGAGGAATACTGCGACGAGAGCGATCTCTGGTGGCAGCGGTACATTGAATCGCGGGAGTGGGACGTCGAAGGGAAGCTCTCTTTCAACGAAGGCCAGGCCAAGGCGTTTTCGGAAGAGACGCTCGGCGATTGTTTCTTGCTCGAATGCTGGGACCCGAATCCCCGCCGCAGTTCGCCGCTCTGTTATCAGCTCATCGAAGCCGAGCAGATCGACACCAGTCTCGATCGACCCGCCGGCAACGGTTTGAACCGCATCGTCCGCGGCGTCGAGCTCGACGCCTACAACCGTGCCGTGGCGTACTACGTCTACGACGCGCACCCGTACGACAGCAGCAGCGGCTGGACGAGCAGCTCGACGCGCATCCCGGCCGCGCGAATGCTGCACAGCTTTGTCGGCTTCCGCCCGTCGGCGACACGCGGCCTCAATTGGTACGCGGCGATCCTGCAAGCGGCCCGCGACGGCGACACGGTCTTCGACAACGAACTCACCGCCGGCATCCTGGCGAGCATGTTTGTGGTCGCGATCCATCGCGAGAACGGCCAGGGCTCGGGGATCGGTCTGGAAGGGACCGGCGACGATACGGTCGATGCTCAAGGCCGGCCGCTGCAACGGCTCGGCAAGGGGATCATTGCCGACCTCGGCAAAGATGACAAGATCACGCAGATCCAAAGCAATCGCCCGTCGCCGCTCCTAGCCGCGCTGATGAAGTTGATTCGCCAGCAGATCTCGATGGGTGTCGGGATCTCCGAGCTGCGGCTCACCGGCGACTATTCGCAAAGCAGCTACACGTCGGCCCGCGGGGCACACCTCGACGATCAAGCGGTCTTTGAACCGCTGCAGGAACATTTCGGCAAGGGCGTCGTGCTGCCGACCCGCCAACGCCATAACGACATCGCCGTCGGCATCGGCCGGATCAAGAGCATCACCGCGCGGCAGTACGAGCAAGACCTCTACCGCTGGCGCTGCTTTGAAGTCTTCCCCGTCGGCCGCGAGCAGCTTGACCCCGCCGGCGAAACGGACGCCGCCGCGGCCCGCATCCGCACCGGGATCAGCACGCTCAAGGCCGAGTGTGCCGCCCGCGGCTGGCACTGGCGTGCCTTGCTGCGGCAGCGCCGCTACGAGCAGCGAATGATCGAGCGGATGGAGCTCTCGACCGTGATCAATTTCAGCAAGGGGGGCGGCGCGCCCGAGCAAGCGGCTCCGGCCGAAACACCCGAGCAACGCCGCACACGTCAAGACGCGCGGCCCGCCCCAAGCAGCACGGAGGAATCGGATGCCGCGTAAGCAAGCCACTCGCCGCCTCTACAAACACGCCTACGCTCAAGTCTTCGAGCAGCCCTGGTTGCTGTTGCCGGAGAAATACACGCAGATCGTCGAGCTGTTGACTCTACGCCGCGAAGGGCACGAATTCAGCGACGACGAGATCCGCGAGCGGATCGGCTTGTTTGGCGACGACGAAGACGACGACACCTACTACACGATCCACGACGGCGTCGCCGTCTTCCCGATCGAGGGGACGCTCTTTCCCCGGGCTGGTGCCTTCGAGCGGATCAGCGGCGCGACGAGCACGACGCAGCTGCACGAGCAGTTTCGGCTCGCCGTAAATGATCCTGACGTCCGCGCGATCCTGTTGGCGATCGATTCGCCCGGCGGTGCCGCGGTGCAGGTGCCGGAGTTTGCCGATTCGATCTTCGCCGCGCGCAGCGTCAAACCGATCCATGCCGTCTCGACCGGGATGATGGCGAGCGGGGCCTATTGGCTCGGCTCGGCCGCCTCTCGCGCGTACGTGAGCACCAGTGCCAGCGCCGGCTCGATCGGCGTTTACTTGGCCCACACCGACGTCAGCAAGGCCGAAGAAAAATACGGCCGCAAGACGACGCTGATCAGCGCCGGCCGGCACAAGGTCGACGGCAACCCCTACGAACCACTGACCGACCAAGGCCGCGCGACGCTCAACGAACGCGTGAGCGCGATCTATGACCAGTTTGTCGCGGCTGTTGCCCGCAACCGCGGGACGTCGGTCGAGACGATGCGCGGCCCCGATGGCAGCGGCCCCGCGCAAGGCAAAGTCTATCTGGCCGAGCAAGCGGTCGCCGTCGGCCTGGTCGATGGCGTGCGCACGCTCGAGCAAGCCTTGGCCGAGCTGCAAGCTCTGGTCCGCAAACCGGCCGCGGCGACGTTCGCCGGTCCTAACCGCTATGTGGTGCCGGCCGTTGCCGACACCGTTCCCACTCCTGCGGCGAGCACGTTGCCCGCCGTCTCTGTCCCTCTTCTCCGAGGTCCCCACGTGAATAAGCAAATTTTGGCCGCGCTCTTCGCGCGGGGGCTGGTTGCCCAGCTCGACGCGAGCGATGATGTCGCCCGCGCTGCCCTCACCGCATTCTTCGCCGGCCGCGGCCAAACCGTCCCCGACAGCGACGAAAAGACGCTCGCCGGTCTGATGGCTGCCGCGCCGATGCAAGAGCTCCGTGAAACCATTGCGGCAACGGCCACATCGTTGCAACCACTCACGGCAGTCAGTGCCACCGAAACCCAGCGGATCGAAGCCGCGGCCCGCGCTGCCGAGCGCAGCCGGATCGATCAGCTCACCGCCCGGGCGAGCTGTCTCGGGGTCAGCAGCGAAGCACTGCAAGCGGCGATTGCCGACGGCAGCAGCCTCGAAGCAGCGTGCGTCGCCTGGACCGCGAACCTCGGCCAAGCCCGCCCGCCAGTCGCACGCCAAGATCTGCGGATCGAAGCGGGCACGAGCTCGGTCGACACGTTGACCGCTGCGGCGACCGATCTGATCTTCGAGCGCGTGGCGATCGCGGTGAACAGCAGCACCGCCCGTGATGCGGCCCGCATCCGCTTGACTGACGCTGCCGGCCAGGCTCGCCAACCGCACGCCGCGACCCGCGACATGCGGCACATGAAGCTGATCGACATCGCCAAGGTGACGCTCGCCGCCGCCGGCGTGCGCACGGCTCACATGGACAACGAAGACATCGCCAAGACCTATATGGCGATGGCGACCCCGCGCAACGCTACGCGGCTGGAATTGCTCAACGAACCGCAAGCCAACGGCCCGAGCTACAACACGGCCGGCTCGATCCCCAACTTGATGGCGGCCGTCGCCAGCCGGATCGTCGAAGCCTACATCCCGCCGGTCACCACGACCTATCGGACATGGGCCAAGATGCTCGCCAGCGTCGAGAACTTTGACCCAGCGACGATCAATCGCTACTCGTTCGGCGGCGAACTGCCGGCGCTCGTCGAGAATGCCAAGTTCCCGCAAAGCAAGATGAGCGAGGAAGCGAACTGGATCCAAGTCGGCCAGTACGGCGAAAAGATCGGCTTCACCGACATCATGCTCGTCAAGAACGATCTTTCGATCTTCACCGACGCGATGCCGGCCCAGCTGATCAAGTTCGACCGCACGCTCGCCCGCTTGTGCGTCGACATCCTGGTCGCCAATCCCACCTTGCCCGATGGCACGGCGCTGCTCGCGACCGGCCGCGGCAACCTGGTGCAGCAAACCGACATTGCCTTCTCGGTCACCAACACCAACGCGGCCAAGTCGGCGATGCGGCGTTTCAAAAACGTCGACGGCATCGACGAGCTGGGCCTGGCTCCGAGCCTGGTCCTCGTGCCAGTCGAGCAAGAGACGGCAGCGCTGCAGTTTTATGCCCCGTACAACGTGGTGCCGACGCAAGACAGCAACGTCAACCCGTTCCGCGGCCAGCTGCAAGTGGTCACCGAGCCGATGCTCACCAACACGGCCGATTACTACTTCATGCTCGACAAGATGCTCGTCGCGGCCGTGGTCTATGCTCACCAGCAAGGCTACGAAAGCGGCAAGCGCGAAAGCTGGTACGACCCAGACTTCCGCACGCAGTGGTTCTCGCTCGAAGGCCGGTTTGCGGCCGCGGCGAACAACTGGCGCGGCGTCTTCAAGTACGAAGACAGCAACGACTAGGCCCTGGCCTGAGATGACTCCCCGCGCCGCCTAACGCACGGCGCTTGTGCGGGGGAGCTGGACCTTGACCAGTTCCCCCGCCTCTTGCAGATGCCGCACAAGCCGGGACTCCGGCAACTCAACATCCACAATCACTCAACCTGCAAAGGTGAACCATGTACGAGACACGAAGCGCAGTATGGGAATTTATCGGGGCGATCACCCCGGCCACGGCCGGCAGCGCCGACGGCTTGGGCCTCAAAAAGCTGATCACCGGGGCCGCTCCCCCGACTGTGACCGGCACGGCCAGCGGCTTGGAATGTGCGCTCACCAGCGCCAGCCAGCAGCAGCTCGCCGCGTTTTCGCTCAACGATGTGCTGGCGTTTGACATCGACGATCTGTTGACCGTCCATATCGACGCAGCCCTCTCGGCGAGCTTCGCAGAAACGGCGTTCTTTGGCTTGGCCTCGGCGCACAACGCGACGCTCGAATCGATCACGGCGTTTGCGCTGTTCAAGGCGAGCGGCAACAACAACCTGCTGATCAGCACCGACGACAACTTCACCGACAAGACCGACATCGCGACCGGCGTCACGATCGGCCAGACCGTGCGGCGGTTCACGATGGACTTTGGCAGCGGCGTGTTCACGCAAGTTCCCGGCCTCGCGCTGGGCGGCAAGGCGAATCCCGCCTTTTATGCCCCCAACAGCCGCGGCGATCTCCGTCGCGTCGCCCAAGGGGCCCGCTTCGATATGTCGGGCTACAGCTCGGGCCTGCAGATCTACGGCGGCGTGGCCAAGGCCAGCGGCACCAACACCGGCACGCTCACCGTGCGCCGGATCGAAGTGGTCTACCGCGTCGCGGTCTAGTCGTGATTCGACGCGCGGGGCGAGGGCGATATGCCGACGGCCTGCCCCGCGCGCTTTTCCTGCTGACGCTGTTGGAAGCAACACCCACGGATTGAGCGATGAGCCTGGCCGACGACCGCAAAACGAACTTCTACGACGAGATTCTCGGCGACGGGAATCCGGGCGTTGAAACCGTCACCGTCGGCGACGGCGTCCGCGAGTGGACGGTGACCGGCAAGCGGACAAACGAGCAAGCCAACGATGGCCGGGGGAACATCCCGGTGCTGGACACCAACGTCGAACAGTTTTTGTTCCGCGTTGGCTTAGACGAAGACCATGCGAAAAGCGGCGTCGCCGAGCCAACGCGCGGGCTCTGGTTGAAGCGCGCAGGCGAGAGTGTCGCCTACAGCTTCACGGGAAGGATCCTCTCGGCCACGCCGCATGCGCATACCTTGGAATTCACCCGCGAGATCGGTCTGGTGGCCGGTCCCCGCTAACCTCTTTGGAGCTGTGAGAATGTCTCTCTTGAATCAAATCCGCCACGATCTGCTCTGCAAGGCCCGCCTGCAACCGGGCGAGGTCGATGCGTTGCTGGCTCACCCCGAGCTCGCCGTCGAGACTGCGAAACCGACGCCGACGCAAGTGATCTTGCGCGACATCTTGCGGCAATCGCCCGAGGCAGCTGTCTTGCGGCGGGCGCTCGGCACGTTCGAGCGTGATCTGCACCGCCCGGCCGGCAGCGAGGCCCCGGCCGTGGCCGAAGCCGCGACCGACGAGCAAGCCGAGCAGCTCGGCCACACCGCCAGCAACCCGGCCATCGACGGCCTGGTCGATCCGCCCACCGGCGGCAACGGCGACTGAAAACGGGACTGCTGACCAACAACCAACGCCTGACGACCAACGACCACGATGCCAACGCCTTCGGGAATCATCAGCGAGCCCAAAGACATCCTCCGCGACATGCTCGCGGAGTGTGCCAGTTGGCGCGCGTTCCTGAATGCCGGCAGCGAGGCCGCGGCCAAGGCCAAGACCTACAACGATTTCATCTTCGGCGATGAGACGCTGCAGCTCGCTCGGCCGTTTGCGATCGTCACGTTTCCCCGGATCACGCTCGAAACGATCAGCACCAGCGCCGGCAAGCTCGACTTGTGGCCGCGGCACCGAGAGCTGATGGTGCAAATGTTTTGTGATGATCCCGGCCGGCCGACGATCGTGGCCAACAAGATCCCGATCGTCGAGATCGAAACCGGGACGCTGCTCTTGGAGAACTTCATCGGCAACTTGTTTACCGAGCTCAAGGAGTTGTCGGCGGCAGACGATCGACTGGCGATCAATCGGCTCGACTGGTCGCAGCCCTGGGTCCGCAGCAAGCCCGACACCTGGCCGAGCGAAGCGGCCAACTGTTATTCCTTTTTTACCGTGGGGGTCGAATGGTAGCGGCGAATCCCAGCGAGGTGCGTGATGCGAGCGATCGTGCCCTGGTCTTTCAGCGTGACATTCAAGCGGCCGCCCGACGTCTCGATACGCCAATGGCGCACCGGGATGCGCGACGCCTGGCGCGGCGTGGGGCAGCACTGGCAGCAGCAAATGCTGCCGCGGCACTTCACACGGGCGGCGGCCGGCATGTACGGCCACAAGCCGCGCACGGCCAAGTACCTGGCCCGCAAACGGCGCGGCGGCTTCAACCGCTTTGCCGCGCGGCTCGGCATGACGGTCAAGTACGGCGGCGAGGTCGACAACGTCCTCACGGGGCGGATGGAAGAATCGCTCCGGCTGCCGGCGCGGATCATCGCCTTTCCGAGCCGGGTGACGATTCGGATGATCGGCCCGAGGTATATGACCTTCAATCCCCGCGTGGGAGGGAATCAACCCAACAAGCCAGCCGAACTGACCCGGCTGACGAGTGACGAGCGCGAGGAACTCTCGGACAAGTATCACCGCGATGTCCTGGCCCGTTTCCGCTCTGCCACCCCTGAACCGCTCCAAGTCCGCCTTTAGTTTGTCCGCCTCTAGTTTTTTTCACCACATTTCCCGGCGAGTGACATCATGCCGATCGACACCCTCTACTACCTGGCCGGCCTGACGATCGAAGGGGCCGCCGCCGCCAACGAAGGCGAACTCCGCGTCGTCGAGCAGTTGGACGCGCCGCTCAATCAGCAATTCTTTGACGTGTTCCAAGAGTCGCATCCCGAGCCGACCACCAGCACGATCATGGCGATCAAGCCGGAGCTGACCTTTCGGACGCATGCCTGGGAAGCGCTCAATCTCTGCGGCTACGCCGGACTGGCCAGCCAGGCTGATGAGCCGCGCACCGGGACGCTCTATTTTCGGACCGCGGCGAACCTCGGCACCCGCGTCTCGCGCGACGACGAATCGCATCTGCGGTTCCAGGTGCACGACTTCCTGATGTACATCACCAGCCTGCGGTTGCCGTACCAGCAGCCGGCAATGGCCGACGTCCGGCTCAAGCCCGCCTGGGACGGGACCACGGCCCCATTCCTGTACGGCGGTGTGGATGCGGCCCTGCCGTTCACGACGACGCCGTTTAATCGGCTCTACACGTTGAGCATGATCAAGTTCGCCACGACGGTGATCGATCAGCACAGCGACGTCACGATCAACTTCAATCAGCAGGTCGCCGAGCTGGGAGCCGACGATGACATTTATGACTCGACGGCCGTGATCAACAGCATCCGCCCCGAGATCTTGCTTTCGGGCTACGACTTCACCCGGTTCAACTACTTCACCGAAGCCGGCCCCGGCTCGGTCGGCACCGTCACGCTGTTCTTGCGCCGCAAAAAAGAAAACGGCACCTACTACGCCAACAACAGCGCCAACCACATCAAGATCGTGATGACGGCCAACCATTGGGTGGCCGAAAAGGTGAGCGGCGGAATGAACGCCCCCGGAATGATCAGCACCCGGCTCCGGCCGTTGGCGTACGACGTCGAGACGCCGTGCATGGAGATCAGTTTCGATCAGACAATCGCCTAGCAGCCGCCAGCGGCGGGGCTCGGTCAAGGTCACACTTTTTTCAAACGAGGACGAACGATGGCAATCCGCGAAGAAGACCAACGCCAGGTGGTCGCGCTCTTGCGGCAGCATGGCGGCGTGCAGACGGGCAAGGCTGTCGCCGCCGCGGCGAAGCTCACCGAGAAACAGCAGCTCGCCCTGCTGGCCGATTACCGGACGCTGGTCAAACCGCTCCGGACGTTGGCCGAGTCGGTGCTGGCGGCCGCGGACAAAATCGAGCCCGCCAAAGTTGAGCCCGCCGCCGAGGTGCCCGCGACCGACAACCTCAATGCGAGCAACGCGGAGCTGACCACGTAAGCGATGCCGTTTTTCGTACTCAACGCCGTGCTGGCTCTGATCTCGATCGTCGGGGGCTTGTCCCTCTACACCGAGTTGGAGAACACGCGCCGGACGTTGCGGATCACGGAGCAGCAAGTTTTGGCCGCAGACGTGGAAATAAAAATCTGCAAAGACAAGGCCAATGAAATGATCGCGCAGCGGAACGCCGCTTTTCAGGTGGTACTGCGGCAGAACGACCAGCTGCAAAAGTTTCGCGACACCCTGACCCGCCACCGGATCGAGTGGCACGAAGAACCTGGAATCGTGTTGGAGATCGCCCCGCCATGATCCTGATCCCGATCATCATCACCATCGGTTGCCTGTATCAGATGCTCAAACCATCTGAACAGAGCAGCGATGCGCTCGCGTTTCTGCCAATCTTACTAAAGTTGTTTTGGTTGATCCCGATCGGGTTTTCTTGGGCAATTTACTTCGCGTTTGCTTTGATCTTCGCATTGAGCGGGAAAGGTTTTTGGTTATGAAAAACATCATTATTTTCGCTTTGTTCCCTGTCTGCATTGGTCTTCTGTTGGGCGCTCACGTTGTCGAACAAAGAAAACTTCGTAACGACATTTGGGTGCTCGAACAGAACGCCCAGGCTTACGACAAGATGGTCGAGGCCCACGTGGCCGAGACAAAACGCCTCGAAGCGTGCGCCCTCCGTCAGATCGCTAGCCTGATCCAGATCTGCGAAGCCAACGACATCCGGCTCGCGCAGAACATCGAAACGAGCGAGTGGGTCGAAGGTCCGAAGCCGCTGACACCCGCCGAGCTCGAGGAATTCCGCGACGCCTGGCTGCAGCGGCTCGAGACGGGGATCAGCCCGATGAGCGGCCGGCCGATCTCGCTCAACGATCCACTCAACGGACCGACGGTGGCCCTGATCGCCGGCTTGAAGGCTGGGCGGCACGTGCGTCAGACGTTGGAGCAAACCGAACTGGAAAAAGCCCGGGAGAAAATCCATCAGCTAGAAGAAACGATCGAAGTCCACAAGCTCGCCGGCCGGGAGGTGCACAAGTTGATCAAAGCGCTCGACAAGTTCGTGATCGAACATCCCGAGGTCGCGGACGATTTTCCTAGACATCCCTTTCGTGTTGCCGACGAAGCGGATGAGAACGATCACCAAGATGAGGCTCCAACACTATGAGAGACCTGCTGCTCTATGTGATGTTTTCAGTCGCTCCCGCGGTACACGATTCCCGTCCCGTGCGTGTGAGTGCTCACTACAGCCATCACATCCCGGCAGTCTTCTGCACGTATCGTTACCAGTCCCATTACAGCCTCTGGCTCTTTCACCAACACGACACGCTGGCCCTCGGCATACAAGCCGCTGGCCAGCCCAAGTATTACGCCTTGTTTCGCACCATCCCCGAACAGCAACAGCCCTGACACTTCTAGCTCCTCCCTCACTCCCCGCTCGTGCGGGGCTGTTGCTTTTTGAATCCCTAGCCGAATCGCCATGACGCCCCGCTATTTCTTCGCCAACGCTTCGCTCGCCGACTTCTGCACCGGGGACCAAATCCGGCCGGAGTTTCTGGCAGCTTACGAGTTGGCCTGGGCATGGCGGGACATCACGCACAAGGGGCAGGTCTCGTGCTACGAGCACAACCGCGGCCCGGGCGATCAGCCGGGCTTGTTCGTCTGGATCCATCCCGGCAAAGAGTTGCGGTACCTGCCGGGCAAGCAGCACTGGCACGAATGCCAAGCCGCCCCGCCGCCGCTGGTCCGTGACGGCACGGCGCTGGATCGCCGCGTGTGGCTCGGGATCGACGAGGGGCAAGAGGTGCAGCCCGCCGATCTGAAACGCGAGCAGCTCACCGGCGGCTGGAAGGTCTCGCTCTACGAAGAGCTGGAACCGGTGATCGTTCCCGTGATCCGCAGCCCGCGCCGCGATCGGATCAACATCCCCCAGCGGATGCACTTCGACGCCGCGGGCCAGGTCGTGCTCACCGTCCGCGAGCAATGGCACTGGCTCTGGGATGGCGTCGGCCGGGCCTGGGACGTCCTCACGGGCAACGGCGAGGCGTTTGGCTATGCCGAGGGGCTGCAGCTCGCCCTCGACGTCCTGGCGGTCAATTATCGCTATAGCCGCTACGAGCAAGAGGTCCTTGGCTGGCTCGATACGAGCAACTGGCTCGACGTGCTTTACACGGCGACCGATGTCGGCCTGGTGCGGGAATTGTTGGCGGCCGAGACGGATAAAAAAAAAGCGGTCCCAACCCCAGCACCCGCGTCGTCAACTGCCGAGCCTGGCTCGCCGGCCGCCTCCCCGAGCATCGACCCAGCCGCGGCGAGTTGTTCCTTGCCAGCCGCTGACGACGCGCCAGCTGCTAGCGATGGGCCAGCCGATGAAGAACCGCTGCGCCGGGCTTGGCATGCACGCCACCAACCACGTCGGGAGAGCTAACGCATGAGCACCTCGCTCGACCAAAAATTCACCGCTGACGCCGCGCAGGTTGAAGCCGTCTTCGAGAAAATGAAGCGGCACAACCAGGATCTGCTCACGCAACTGCAGAAGCTCAAGACCGAGACCAAGCAGGGGCACGATCAAGCCAACAAAGGGGAAAAAGACCGGAGCAGTTTCTTGCAGGGGACGATCGGCGATGTCACCAAACTGGTGGCCGGGTATTTCTCGGTCAACGCTGCGGTCGGGATGATTACCAAATCGTTCCAGCACGCCGCCGAGCAGATGGAGAAGGCCAACAAGCAGGCCGAGGACATCAACAACAAAGTGATCGCAGCCGGCGTCGCCACGCGGGATCTGCAAAATGCGGACCGGATCAAAGCGTTTGCCCAGACCGCGGCGGCCCAAGGCCTGGCGACCCAAGACGACGCGCTCACGATCTACCGCGAAGCGAGCCAGGCACACCCGGGCGCGAGCTTCGAGCGCAAGCAGCAGATTGCCATGGCGCTCCTGCCGCAGCGGGCGATCCTGAATGACGACGAGCTCGGCGATTATGCGAAGGTGGCCGGCAAGAATGCCAAGCTCTTCGGCGACGGCACTGCGGCCAGCGAGATCGCCGACATCACGCTCGCGATGCGCGAGATGGCCGGCATGCGGTTCAACGAGCTCAAGGACCGTGACTTCGACAAAGGGGCCTACAAGCTCGGGGCGAGCGGCGCGATGAGCAAAGAGGAGGGCCTGGCGTTTGCCGTCTCGGCCGTGGTGAACAACCAGGAAGCGGGGATCATCGAACGCTTTGCGAATAAGATCTTCGACACGATGGACACCAAGCAGCTGCAGCCCGGGATGACAGCGGCGCAGCGGCGCGAGACGCGGCTCGAAAATCAATACGCAAAGATGACGCCGGCACAGCGTTACGAAGCGCTCAAGAGCGACGACAGCATGGCGCGGGCCGTGCTCGACAGCGATTACCTGAATTTCAAGCAGCTGCAGCAAGACGTGCCGCGGATCACGGCCAACTTGCAGGCGGCTGCCGCGCCCGGCGATTACTCGGGAGCCAGGCTCAAGGAAGCGGGGACGCAAGCCGTTGTCCAGGAACGGATGGCCCGAAATCGTTTGGCAGCGCAAGGGAGCGACGCGATCGGCGAGCAAGAAATCCGCGCCCAAGCGATCGCCCGCGCCGTGCAGTTCGTCAACCAGAGCGTCGACAAGAATGATCCTATTGGTCCCGACTGGGCCTACAAAATCAACGCCGCGCAGTTGGACTACCAAACGTTCAACCTGGCCCCCCAGGACATTGCCGAAAAAGCGCTCACTAAATCGCTCGGCACCGGCTTGACCCAGGAGCAGCAAGACGCCTTCATCGCCCAAGAGCGTGACCTGATCACCAAACAACTCGAAGCGGCCAAGGCCATGAAAGACGCGGCCGACGCACTCAAGAGCACGCCAGACGCCGCGAAGGCTGTGCCGGCCAAACCGCTCGACATCCGCAGCAATCGGGAGGGACGATAACCGATGGCACTCCCGCTCAACAAGATCGGCCCGCACACGTTTATCTCGCTCAACGGCGAGGCGATCGCGCCGCTCCCCAAGATCGAGCTCTATTCCCGAGCTGGCACCAACGGCCTGCAGTCGGTGCAGCTCGGGGAGCGCGGCGAACCGTTCACGCTCCGCAGCACCGTCGATGTCGCCTCGATGGAAGACGGCGAAGGGCTCTACTTGGCCTATGGGGCGATGATCGGCGCGACGACCGAAGAGTTTGTTCTGCACGACGTCGACATCGAGCTCAAGGACAACGCCGTGCTGCAGATCCTCGACGTCCGCAAGGTCCTGCTCCGCAAGTTTCTGAGGATGGTCGGCGGCATCAACAGCGGCTCGACGGCCCTGCTGATCTGCGATTGGCAGTGCGTCCTGCTGGCCAAGATTTAACCCGTAACCTTTAGCCCCCAACTCCCGCCATGTCTCTCCAAGCCGATTACAAATTCGCGCTGGCCGCGCAGCAGACGCTCGACACGATCACCGGGGCCGCGGCGTCGCGGATTGATTACTCGCAATTCGAGGTGAGCGGCCGGCTCAACGCGACCAGCACGCCGCCGGTGACCAAGGCGGCTTATTTAACGCTGACCGGGACCGGCGTCGATTCGGGTGTGATCGACTTCACGGCGCTGGCTGGTCCCCTCGGTTCGACAATCGACTGCACGGGGCTCAAGTTGCAAGGCTTCCGCGCCACCAACAAAGCGACCAGCGACGGCTACATCACCTTCGTGCAAGGTGCGCTCACGCCTTACGTGATCCTGGATATGCAAGTCTATCCGGGTGAAACCTTAATGCACCTGTTCAACGATCGGCTGGAAGACGTCGCCGCCGGCGTCAAGCGAATCGACTGGGACTGCAGCGACGACTGCGAAGTCGAACTCACCCTGCTATTCGGTTAAGCCGGTATTTCGGCCGATCAACACCTCCCTTAGCCCCAACCCGTCCGCATGGCCGTCATGCTCGAAACGACGAACTCGCTCCGCTTCCCGGTTCGCAGCCGGGTGTCGTATCGCAGCGCCTGGACCGCCGAATGGACCGAGGCCGAGGACGTTTATCTCGACTCGCTCTCGCTGGTCGCCAATCCGCAAATCAGCGGCGCGGCGTGCTCGATGCGCTACGGCTGGATCCGCCAACCCGATGAGATCCCCGCCGCCGAAGTCGAAGCCCTCGATCTGCTCAACAAGTTCGTCCGTGTCGAGATCTACGAATCGCTCTCCGGCGAGATCGATCGGACCTGGGTCGGCGTCTGCCGCGGGCAAGTCGACGTCGACGAGGGGGTCCACAAGCTGACCAAGCGCAACCAGTTCGGCGTCGTCGAGTACGAATACCCGGCGACCGGCGTGCGGCAGTACACCGTGCTGGGAATTGAGAGCCTGCTCGACAACCAGGTCGTCCTCGAAAGCGGCTGCGAAAAGCCGACGGAGACTGGCTGGTGGCTCGTGCATCGCGGTCTGACGTTCAACGAGCCGCACCAACGCGGCAAGGCCGCCAGCGAAGCAACCACCGGCAATCGCTCGACCAGTAAGACCGAAGTCCGCACCGGCCGCGAGGTCTACCTGTTTCCCAAGAACCTCGACGCCGCGGCCCGCTGGACGTCGCTCGACATTGCCGAGTACCTGCTGGCGTTGTTTTCGCCGGCCAGCGAAGACGGCGCGGCGCGGGTCAACTTTGTTCTGAATTATTCTTTTGACTTCGCTCTCGTGTGGTACGAGACGCCGATTCTGGCGAGCGAAGGCCGCACCGTTTGGTCGCTGTTGAATCAGCTCTTCGATCGCCGCCGCGGGATCGCGTTCCGGGTCGATTACAACACCGACACCAACAACATCGAGCTGGTGCTGTTCACGTTCAACCCGAGCGCGATCACCAGCGGCGACGACGAGCTGCCGGCCAACCCGACGGCGACCGATCTCGATCTCGACGACGCGGCCGACATCGAAGGGCTGACGATCAACAGCGAAGCGCTGGCGTATGTTAATCAGGTTGTGGTCCGCGGGGCGCGGGCCGTGACAGTCTGCACCGTCTCGGAAGCCGATCAGACTTCGACCAACTACTGGGCCGAAGCCGATCAAACGGCCTACGCGACCGCCGGCGAAGACGAACCCGACTTTGCCACGCTCGACGAGGACGAGCAAGAGCTCGTGCGGCAGGAAGCGCGTGCGACCGAGCGGTTTGCCAAGGTCTACCGCGATTACGGGCTGCCGGTTGCTTGGGATGGCCTGGTCGGTGACGGCGAAGGGGGCGACACGAATCCTTATTTCCCCGACGTCTACGGCAACGAAGCGGCCGACACGCTCAACTATTGGATCGCCGGGCTGCGCTACGAACCGCAACTGCCGCTGCGCACCAACAGCGACTATGCCGACGACGCGATCGAGACGGGCGTCGTCAACACGACAGCGACCAATCAGCCTTGGGAGTATCGGCCGATCCTGGCCTGTGCCAAGACGAGCGTGCAGCTCCTGCCGCAAGAAATCCAAGACGACCTGGGCAACAGCGATTTTGATTACGACGGCCGCTGGTTGAACCTGATCGAGTGGGACAAAAACCCGGCCCTCGAATTTGCGCCCAACCTGTACGCCGTCACGCCGCGGCCGTTGCAAGATGCGCCCGGGTTGTCGCTGCGCGTGCAAGGTGCCCCGCAGTTCGTGATGGGGGGCTCGGGCGTGAGCGATCTCTTGGAGTATTACTGCTTGGCGCGGATCGATCCGAGCTACCTGACGGCCACCGTCGCCTTCGAGGTCGATGGCTGGTGCGAGGGGAAGTATCCGCTCTCGGTCAGCGGCGGCGCGATCGTCGAACGCCTGGTGATCAACGCCGGCGAGCGGGCCAAGCTGATCTATGTTGCGCCCGGTACCGTCGTCGATCTGAAAGACGGCGCGCTGGTCCGCAGCGAAGGGGGGTATCTGCGCGACGACCGGCCGAAGCTCGAAGCGCTCGCGCGGTTCGCCTATCGCTGGTACGCTACGCCGCGCAAGAGCGTGAGCTTTACGATCAACCGGATCCTGCTGCAGCCCGAGATCGCGATCGGCCAAATGATCACGCGGGTCGGCGGCGGCGGCCCCGCGCCCGGCGGACCGTTCCGCTGGATCACGATCAACACGCCGATCACCTCGATCAGCTACGAGTTCCCCGAGGGGGCTGGCCCGCGGCCGCCGTTTCAACGCACACGGGTCGCCACGGATTTTGCGGCGTTAGATTTCACGAGCTTTTACCGAGACTAGCATGGGTCCGCAAGGGAGTAACAGCGATCGGATTGCCGACCTCGAGCAGCAGCTCGCGGCCGAGCGGCGCCGCACGGCGACGCAGTACCGGCCCCAGGCCCCGCGCTCGGGGCTGATGATCAAAAACGCGATCAGCGCTCTCCCTCCCGACGCCGAAGAGGGAGCCGATTTTGCAGCGACGGACCGGCCGTGGATCATCTTTGTCGAGCCCGAGACGACGATCGATTTTGAGCTGGTCGAGCCGAAGCGGAGCGAGCTGCCGCGAGTTCGCGCGCAGACGCGAGACGGCAGTCTGGTCACCGCCGCCGGTCAGAAGCTGGTGGTTTATTGTTACGCCGGCCGCTGGTGGATCGTGCCCCCCGAGGGGCTGCAGCTGGTCTACCTGGGCGATCCGGCGTCCAGCGATCCGTATGTCGAGCCGGAAGATCCCGAGGACGCGTACGACGCGCGGCTCTACACGCTGGGGAACGACCTGGCAGGCGAAGTGACCGAGACCAAGGTCTGGCTCTTTGTGGGGCAACGCTACGAAGATCACGGCACCGTCACGCCGTTGCCGCGCGGCCTGGTGCTCTTGGCCAAAGCCTTCGGCACCTTGGAAGTTGGCGACCCGGTTGACGAGCGCGCGGCATTCTACGCCGATCACTGGCAGTGGCTCTGGGTCAAGCTCGACGGGGCCGCGGGGACCAAGTTGCCCGACAAAGACACCGAGCGCGACAGCACGGCGTTGCTGCTCGACAAAGACGGGACCGAGACGACCGTCGAGATCACGGTCCACAATCACACGGGCACCACGATCCCCGGCGACGCGAGGGTGTTTGTCTACTATCACCAAGAGAGCGGCCAGTGGTGGATCCTCCACCCGCCCGCCGGCACGATCGTGCGGGCCAAGGTGCTCGACGCGACGATCACCACGGCGGGCGATGTCAATCTCTACGACGACAACGCGGCCGGCTGGTCGGCCGACGCGACCGCGATCGTCAACCGCGGCCGGCCGTTGTTCAAGGACGAGGAACTGACCGTCGGCTTGAATCGCTCGGGCGAATGGGTACCGCTCGAACTGCCGACGCACACCCTCGAAGGGACCGCCGCGGCCGACATCACCAAAGGAAGCTCGGGCAATGTCACCTTGAGCGAGTACACCGACACGCCGACGATCACTGCCTGGTCGTACCTCGGTGCGATCGCCAACGGCGACAAGGTCTACGTGATTTGGTTCAACGCCAAGTGGCGGATCATCGCGGCCGAGTGCCCGGAGGAGGCATAATGGCCAGCGGCTTCAAATTCTCACCGCGCTGCGATGCGTCCGCCACGTGCTGCGGCGGCGGCGCAAACTGCACGTGGTTCGATGACGACTTCGAGCGCGCGGCGAGCTCGACGCTCGGCGATCAGTGGCAAGAGGTGGTCGGCGATTGGGAGATCGACGCCAGCGGCCGGCTCGTGGTCGACACCAGCGACGCCCGAGCGCGGCCGCGGTGGGAAAGCTCGCCCGGCATTTGGGTCAACTTCGACAACTTGAGCACGTTCGATCTGCGGGCGATCGTCTCGGCGACCGCCGACGGCGACGAGATCCTGTTCGGCACCCGCCACAGCACCGCCGGCGAGATCTACACACTTGGTCTGCGGGTCGGTGCCGCGGCAAAAATCTGGTTTGGCGACACCGATCCGGCGGGTGCCGTGTGGTACGATTGCCCCGTCACCGCCGCGGCCAACACCGAGCACGAGCTCGTGATGGACTGCGGCGTGATCTATCTCAACGGCACGGCCGTCGCCAACGTGATCGGCTTGATCGACCGGACGCAAGCGGCCGATTTCTTTGTTGGCACCAACGACGTCACGGGCGAGGTCCGGATCCACGAGTTGGAGATCACCAAGACCCGCGTGAGCCATCCGGCGACTAGCTGCCCCACGTGTCCCGATTGCCCTACGTTTTTGGGTGAAACACCAGCCTCGCGGACGGTGACCGTCGCCGGGCACACCGGCCGCTGGGCCGTGCTGAATGGTGCTTATGTGGTCGATCAAACCCAGAGCTTTAATCGCACCGCCGGCAGCCCCGAATGTTTGTATGTGATCGAAGACCTGGGCATCAACTTCGACGTGTTTGGCGACGCCTCGGTCTTCGATACCGTCGATACGCTCACAATACGGCTGCAAGGCGGTGCGGCTAATGCGACGTTCCAAGGATCGATCGGCGGCGTGGATGTGCAATATCAAACTCCGTTCCCGTGGCCGCTCCCCTGCATTGGCGACGACATCGTGCTCAATTATTCCTCGAGCGGTTACGGTGCGACGAACCTCGATCCCGGCAACAGCCAAGCAGGAGCGACGACCACGATTCCCCTATGAGCCGCTGCCAATTTATTATCGCTGCACCCGGTCTGCTCACGTGCACAACTTGCAACGTGCCGCAGCCGAGCACGCACCCGCCCGAGTCGACATATCGGACCTGCCGGCCGGAGCGCCGCGCGGCCGTCGAGCAGCTGGCGTGCATTCACCGCGGCCCGCAGCTCGGCACCGTCGCGTGCGAGCTCGCCGGCTGCCGCAGCCAGATCAAAGTGTATAGCTGTGCGCTCCTGCAGGAGTGTACACTAAGTGCTAATGTCCCCAGCAAACCGTTCTGCGGCCAATGCGACGAGCGCACGCAGCTCCCTTACTGATCTTTCCCCCCTCTTCCCCGAGGTGACCCATGAACGAAGTCACGACTAGCCCAACCAAGCCCCGCGCGTTGGAAAACGTCTTTGGCGCGGATGTTTCCAGCGCCGTCTCCCTGGCGTCGCTCTGCACCGGCGTGACGCACGCGCTCCTGCAAGCCGAGGGAGGCGATCTGCGCTTCACGACCGACGGCAGCACGCCCACGGCGAGTGTCGGTTTTCTGGTACCGGACGGCCAATGGTCCCCGGACATCATCACCGATCCGTCGCTGGTGATGCTCTTCGGCACCGAGGTCAACATCCTGCCGTTGCGCTACGGTCCGCCGCTGCAGTCGTAATGATTGGCCGGAGTAACGGCTTAAACGGCAGGCTATTTCGTCTCTGTACCCTGGGTGCCAGCGCAGAATTTCCGGCACTTGCGGGCCCGCTTCCTTGTTTTGGAGAACTCGACCGATGAACTTGAGCCAACCGATCAGCCGCGCGTTGTCGCGCGGGTTCTCGCAACGCCTCGGGGGCCGCGGCACCGCGGCTCCCGCCGGTTTCTCGCTCCGCGCCGCAGGGAACGGCGGCGGCAAGGCAGTGCTGAATTGGTCCGGCTTCAATCTCAACGCCGTCGATCCGCTGGGCTATTGGGTCTACGAATGGTCTGTCAACTCTGACATGTCCGGTGCTAACTCGGACATTCTGGGCAACCCCCTGGTGAAGACGACCGAGATCGAGATCGACGACCCGACCAACGATTACTATTTCCGGGTGTCGGGCTACGACTCGGGCGACGTCTTGCTAAAGCAAACCCAGATCGTTGGCCCAAAACCGATCCCCGGCTACACCGACGTCGCGGCGTTTATCGAAGCGCTTGAAGCCGAGAGCCGCACGGTTACGCAACTTGAGAGAGAAGCTCTCTATGACGACAAGACGCGCGGCTTGGCAGCGGGGCACTACACCAAATTGTACGATCGTGTTTGGTTTGGCTGGGCCAACGCCAACGCGAACCGCGTGCGGCAAAAAGCCTTGACGAAGATTCCCGCCTTTACCGCCCCTGCGGCTCACAACGCGGGCCATGTCGATTTCGCCGGCGGCGGCTGCGGCAAGGTATGGTCGCCGGCCGATGCCTTTAGCTCTGTCGATAGCATTGGAAACCTAATTGGGACGGTCGGCTCTCGTGCGGTCGGGTCGTCGATCGACTTTGGCGTGCGCAACGCGGCCAACACGAACAACCTGGATTTGTTCTACGGCTACACGCTGGCTGTCGCGTCGTTTGGGAACAACGGCACGGCCCGAATCACCGCCGCCGCCGCCACCATGCCGGAAGGCTTTTATCTCGCCAACCGCATCTCGGGCAACGCGCAGTTGCGCAGTTACATCGCCGGAACGCTGGCCACTCCTGCATCGGGCGCGGTCTCTGGCGGGGCCTTGTCGACGCACATGATGGCGATCGGCGGCTATGCTCTCGATAGCTCGTCTGTGGACAACCAGACGGGCCACAAATACTCGCAAGTCGCTTCGTACAACGGCCTGACCAACACTGAGCGCGACGACGCTTTGATCGATGCTTTAACAACCGAAATCGCCCTGGGATGGAGAACAGCCCCATGACATGCACCCCAGAAACACTCGCCGCCGCGGCTCGCTTTCGCGCGCGCGCAAAAGCCGCGCAGGCTCAAATCTACGCCGAGGAGAACGCGGCCGTCGAAGCCCGCAAGGGTGAGCTGCCGAAGCGCGACTTGGCCGAGCTGCGTCAGCTCCGCTACCAGATCGACGCAGCGCGAACCGCGCGGCAAACGCTGCGGGACTCGCTCGTCACGCTGCGCGACACCGAGCAAGCCAAGCGGGCGCAGCTGCAGCTCGACCTCGACGCGGCCGTCGGCAAGGCCGCCAAGCACCCGATCCGGCTGGCGCTCGACGAGTGCACGGCCAAGCTAGCCCAAGCGCGCGAAGATCTCGACGACGCCGACGCAACGCTCGACCAGTTGCGCGCCGCTCGCGACGAGCTGCTGCTGCAGGAGCGGATCACGACCGACGCGACAACGGTCGAGGACGTGCCGGAAATCACCCGCCGCAAGGAGCAGCAAGCCGCCGAGGCCGAAGAGCGGCGGCAGTGGCTGGCAAAACGGGCCAGCCGGCAAGAATCCTAAAGCCTCAAATCCCCCCAAACCCGGCTTCATAAGCCGGGTGTCGCCGGTTCAAGTCCGGCCGTCGCTAGTCGTGTCGAGTTCGCCCCGCAATTTGCGGGGTCAAATGCGTGTTTCCGCACACGAAAAACCACCCGGCCATACAGGCCGGGTGACTCGACCCACGAGCGACGGAATCGACTGTGCCGTGTCCGGGTCGCGCCCGGGCCATTGTTTGGCGACAAGCCCTCAATTGCAGGTACCGGGCACGGTCGATTCCGTTTTTTGATTGCTTTTCCCCCGCGCGATTGCTACCACTAGGGAAGGCAACTTCTGCAACGCGTTCAAGCATGAAAGGGCAGCCGGCATGCGTCTTTGGTTGGGCACACTCTTGGTATTTCTCACAGGTTCGCTCTGGGCACAACCGGGCAATCCCTTCGACAACCCGCTGCAGCCGCAGCTCGACTTTGAAAAGGCCTTGATCGAAGAGGTCGAGCAAGTCGGCGACACCGAGCGGCTGACCAGCGCGCAGAAAAAAGCGGCCTGGGAAGAGCTCGAAAAACGTCTGGTCGCCAAGCTCGGGGCCAAGCCCTGGGTGATCACGCTGCGCGTCGAGGACGTGCGCGCCGACAGCAGAAATCCGCGCCTGCACGAGGTCCGCTTCGAGCCGACGATCGCCGTGCCAGGATCCTCCTGCACCTGGCGTTTCAACGGCAACCGGATCAAGCTGCCGATCGACAAAGCGGCCGCTGCGAAGATTCACAAAGGGGACTACATCGACTTCACCGGCGTGCCGCTCAAGCTCGCGGCCGACGCCCCCAACGTCAAGAAAGTCGAGTACGAGCGAAGGATCAATCGCGGCTTGGCGGTCCCGATCACCATCCAGCACGAGAAGGCCGCATCGTTCAGCGTGGTCGTCGCCGAGCTCAAGTACAAACTCACGAAATAGAAACAAATGTCGCTACTTTTTGCAGCTGATGCGATACCAGTGATCGTTGTCGAAGCGCCGGAAGCTAAGGCGCTTTTTTGGGGGACTTGGTTGGCCTCGATCGTTCTCGGCGTGATCGTCGCACATGCCAAGGACGCCAAACACTACGCGCTCTTGGCAACTTTTTTTGGTAACGAATCACTTGACGCTCCACGGTGAACTATGAAAAACGATAACTATTTTCGTCGCTTACGTTTCGGCTTCGCTGCAATCTGCGCTTCGACTTCGGCGCGCGGAACTTGCACAAGCAGCTTCGCGAGCGCGTTGAATTTGCCGAATCCTTTGGGCTTGGTCTGTTTCTTGCTCATCGCATCGTCCTTTGCGTTTTTAGGTGATCCCCATAAAGCCACAGTCATCTACGCCGGCGAGTTGTCGCCAAGTCAGCCGGCGACCAACGATACCCGCCAGGGCTTCGAGAAATCGCGTCCCGTCATTGGTTTTGCGTTTGTTAAATCGGAATGCCTGCTCATCGACGTAGCGGATCAAGTGGAACGGCGCGACAGCGACGTAAGTGCCTTTGAGTCCGCGTTTGAGCAGCGACCAAAAGTTTTCCAGGCCGTTGGTGTGAACGCGGCCAGAGACGTATTTTTCGACGTGATCCACGGTCTGGTGCATGTGGGTTGCCCCAAGATCGGTGTAGCCACGGTGCGCGTCGGTATAGACCATAGCCGTCGAATCGACGTTCCGGCGAATCTCAGGCAGGAGCGTGGTTGCCTCAGTGCTGTTGACGACTTTCGCACGGACTTCGCCGCCACGCTCCAGCAGGCCGTGAACGATTGTTTTGCCGACAGCCCCACGACCGCGGATTTTCTTCTCTCGCTTGGCCGTGTGCATGTTGCGGGCTTCGCCGCCAACAAAGGTTTCGTCGGATTCGACCTCGCCTTTGAGCTTGGTAAATGTGCCGGTTTTCATAGCTTCGCGGATGCGGTGCAACATAAACCAAGCGGTCTTTTGTGTGACTCCGAGAGCGCGGCCAAGCTCGTGACTGCTGATCCCGTTTTTGCAGTTGGCAATCGACCAAACGGCGACGAACCATTTGTCCAGGCCAAGCGGGCTATCCTCGAAAATCGTTCCGACTTTGTAGCTAAAGTCCTTGCGGCAGTCCTTGCAGCGGAGCCGCTTCGCGTCGGCCTTTTCGGCGCAGCGATCCCCGCCGCAATGCGGGCAGATAACCTTACCGTTGGGCCACTTGATCTTACGCATCAACGTGTTGCAGGTTGCAAGATCGGAAAAGTAGCGGACGGCTTCGAGCAGCGTTTGGGGCAGATCGGTCACGAGAGAGGCTCCGCAGAAAATATCCACCCGCCCAGCCTTTCGCTTACGCGGCCCTTGCGGGGCAACTGGGCGGGTGAGAGATCGGGTTTAGGTGTCGTCCTGGCTGATAAAAAAATCATCCTTGCCGATGTGTGTCTCCTTGTAGTCTCGATCTTGCCAGATGCGTTCGGGCATCGAGATTGGCCCGCGATACTGACACCAAGCGACAATCCCGCCGTCTGCAAGTTGCAGGATGGTCAGCGGCGTGCCATGTCGGATCGTTGTTGCAATCGCCTGCGATCCCACTGGCGGCACCCGTTTTGGCGCGTGGAAGAAAAGCAGCGAACGGATAATAGGGCTTTGGTATTTCCGCTCGTTTTTAGTAAGTCCTCCACCGCAGTCAAAGCAGCGTCGGGAAATAAGCCAATTAACCAAATCGTGCGACAGGTCGTGCCGCTCGATCTGGTATTCGCGATCGTGACCGCAGGTGTGAGCAACAGTCAGGTTTTGCATTGCATCCCCCTAGTAAGGCAGGCAGAGGGAGTTTTTGAGTGCTTCGCGGACAGCAGCCGAGCCGAACTTGCGGCGAGCGTCAGCGATCTTGCGAGCGGCAACTGCACGGCGACCTTCGACAGGGCCGCGAGTTGTGCCAAGGACTTCGGCGACGCCGTTGCTGATCAATTGGCGTTGGTAGATTTTCCAGTCGGCCTTTTGTTGGGCGACTTGCTCGGTGGTTGCAGGAGCCAGAATTTCGCCGATCCAATCTTGAGCAGTCATCTTTCATTCTCCCGGCCCTTGCGGGGCCAAATCCGACTTACTGAGTCGGCCAGTTGCGAGCGATGTTGCTCGCGTCATGTCCCTATTATAGTCTTTCGACGTGGGGTGTCAAGTGCCTAAATACAAAATCACAAAGATTTCCAAAATAGTGGTTTTTCCGGGGCATCAAGTAAGTCGTTACCCTTTTTTTTGTGGGCCTTTGGGTTTACTTGCCGCTTGTTTTTTTGACAATCGCAGAAAGTGTCATCGTTGCAACACGCGGCTCAATTCGCCTAGTTTTGATTTGCCGCCTGGCATCATCGCCAAGCAAGTTTGTCCCGCATGCCATGAGCCGATAAAAAATTATCTCGAAAATTCTGTTGACAAGCCCGGCGGACTCGCTACATTCGCGAGTACCAAATGAATGAAGGGCTTGTCTCTCTCGCATCCAATATCAATCGCGTTCTCTCGCGGTGATCGTGGTCGCGGGTCTGGCAAGTCGCCGGTACCCACTCCGGTTGCTTTACAACCCAGCGACCAAACGGCCCTCTTAACGCTCGCGTGTTTTGCACGCGCTCACGTTCAAGCCCTCCCGTCTTGGTCGGTCACCTGCGAGAACGCTTGCGCGTTTCGCCAGCGGTCCGATTGTAACGATTGTACGCTCCTGCCCCGCGTGCTTTTGTTGCGGTTGGCCGCTGGCGAAACAGCAGCGCCGAATAATCATGGATGTAGATATCATCATGTGTCCCGCGCCGAAGTTTGCGCGGCGGAAACTCGGCCGACGCCGAGGCAGGGGAACGGACGCCGTGGCGTCGGTCCTCACACCTCGGAGTCGCAGCCATGAATCAGCAGGAATTCTTCGGTCCCTCGTCCCGTCCCCGGCTCTCGCTCGTCGTCTGCGAGGAGCACGACTTGCTCGACGACGCGCCGCCGCTCGTCAGCGCGCCGCCCGTCAGTTCGCCGGCGGTGAGCGGCTTGCCGATCGCGCAAGCCAGGCCCGCCGCCAGTTGGTCGCTCGGCCAGTTTTGGGAGTGGTACCTGCGGCCGATCAAGTCGGTCGCCGGCAAGGAGCGGAACTGCGAGCAGATCGAGGATACGCTGCGGCTCTGGACCACGGCCACGCACGATCCGCCGCTCGGCGAGATCAACGTCGGCCTGCTCACGCAATGGGTCCGCTGGCTCGCGACGCGCAGCGGCCAACGCTCGGCAACGCTCTCGTCGGCGACGGTGCACAAGCACTGCCGCACGCTGCAATCGATCTTGAATGCGGCCGGACCGCCGCGCGGCAGCCGGCATCAGATCGCCGCCGGAGCGATCGAGTTGGTGCCGTTCATTCCGCGGCCCGATCTGGTCTATCAAACGATCGACGAGGACTGTCTCTCGCTGGCCGAGATTGCCCGGCTCTGGAAAGCGGCCGAGCAGATGCACCGGCCGACGCTGCGGCCCGTGGTCTTTTGGCAGTCGCTGTTGCTGACGGCCTACTACACCGGCCTGCGGCGCGAGACGCTGCTCCTGGCCGAGTGGAGTTGGCTGCGGGTCGACGAGCATGGCGAGTGGCTGATGTGTCCAGCCGGCACGGTCAAGGCCAAGAAGACCCCGCACTGGTGCCCGATCCCGCCGGTGCTGCACGAGCAGCTCGCCGAGCTCCGCAAGCTGACGGGGCAGGGCAAGAAACTCTTTCCCTGGAATTTGACGCGCGGCTACTTCGACGATCAGCGCCGCGAGCTCTGGCTGTTGGCGGGACTCGGCAAGGAGCGCGGCTATCGCAACGCGCTGCACGGGATTCGCAAGCGAGCGGCGACCGAAATGTCGCGGATCGATGCGCGGCTGGTCGATCTCTTTTTGGGGCACAGCAAGGGCGATGTGGCGCTGACGCATTACGTCAAACGCGAGGCCCTGGTGCCAGCCGTGGCCAAGCTGCCGCCGCTGCCGCTCGAACCGGCGCCGATCAGCAACAACAAAAACGCTGGGTGACACCAGAGCTTGACCTTCTCCGAGGTCAACTGAGGCCCGGTTCGCGCGTGGGACGCAACACGCGCGGATCGGGTTTTTCTTACAACTTCCCCGGACTAGGGGAATCTCGTCCCTCTCCCCGTGGCGTCGTGTGCGTCACGCGGGGAGGGCTTTTTGTTGGCGGCGAGGTGCCGCGATGAGCACACGTCAACCCAAGCTCGGCATGATCGTCCGCTCGAAGTCGTGCCCCTGGCTGCGCGGGATGGTCCGCACGCTGACGCGGCACGGCGCGTACTTGGTTACTCCCTACGGCCGGCACTACGTCCGCCGCGACGACCTGACGACCTGCGCGCGGCAAGGCTGGCTCGCAATGCTCGAAGCCCCGCCGCTCCCCTCAAGCAACTCTCCCCTTGTTGGAAAGGATTTCCGCCATGCCCCGACCCGCTAAGAAACAGCCGACCGGTGCTGCGATCAGCGGCACGCCGCCGCATCGCACGGCCCGCCGCACGCTCCCCGCGATCGAGCGCCCGGCCGAGGTCGAGTATCCGTTGGTCTATCGCCAGCCGAACAAGCACCCGCGCAACAACCAGTCGTGCCGCGAAGTGCCGCTGGTCAGGTCGCCCGAAGACATGATCGCCGTGCGCTTTGCTGATGGCACGCGGCTGGTCGTGCTGCGGCGGCATGTGCACGAGTTGGATTCGTCGGCGATCAATCAGGCCGGGAGAGAGGAGGACCGCAAATTTTGGGGGACGCGCTAAGCAACAGACACCTCCCGCGGGCGTGCCACGGCGACGCGTCTGCGGGAGTGGTTGCCGCCTTTCAAGTGCTGGCAGCAGAGCACACGCCGCGAGTGACGCCCCACGCTGCTCGGTCTGACTCATGGACCCCAAGCAGGGGCAGTGAACGGCGAACGACTTGAGCGCCGCTCCCGGCGGGTGAGCTGTGTTCCCGCCCGCCGCCTTTTAATTTTTTCCTTTTACCAACGGTGCCCTGATGGCGTTTGTTTCTCTCTCGATCAACTCGCTCGCCGAACTCGACGGCGGCAAAGTTAGCGCCGCGTTTCTGCACGACCTGCGGCGAATCATTCAAGACTGCATCGATCGCCCGGGCGACAAGACGGCCCGCACGATCACGCTCGAATTCTCGGCCAAGCCGCAAGTCGGCCAGGAGCTCGTCTGCGAAGGGGTCGAGGGCAAGTTCCGGATCAAGAGCAAGATCCCCGAGCGCAAGACCAAGATCCCCGAGCGCAAGACCAAGATCCCCGAGCGCAAGACCAAGGCGTATCACTTCCAAACCGACCGCAGCGGCGGCTTGTTCTTCAACGCCAACAATCCGGCGAACTCCGATCAAACGACGCTCGACGACATCAATCCGGCGACGGGCAAGATCGAGCGGGAGCGGCCAGCCAAGCAATCGTAAGCTGCGACTCACGTTTTCAGATTCACTTTTAACATTCTTTTTCCACGACAGGTGACTTGTGATCAAAGAGGGTATCGACCGCATCGTCGCGCTCGCCGAGAAGGCCAGCAGGTGAGCAAGTAACCATGCAAACGCTGCCAACCAGAGACGATAAGCTGCCGCCGGGGCTCGTGCTCGAAAAGACCGCCAAGAATCTGGCGGCGCTGGCGACGTCGGACAATTTCCGCCGCCTGACGAGCACGGTCACGGCTCAGTGGAGCCGCAAAAAAGAATTTGCCGCGCTGGCCAAGTACGGCTTGCAACCGATCAACCGGCTGCTGTTTTTCGGTCCGCCGGGCAACGGCAAGACGATGGCCTCGCAGTGGCTCGCCGCGCAGTTGCAGGTGCCGCTGTATCGGCTGACGCCCGAGGTGTTCATTGGCCGCATCATGGGCGAAACCGAGCGGGGCCTGGCCACGGTGCTCGATTGGCTGGCCAAGCAGCCCGCGTGCGTGGTGCTCTTCGACGAGGCCGAGCAGTTTCTGTGCGATCGCCAGGAAATGCAGGGGACCAACGGCCGCGAGCTGACCGGCGCGATGGCGATGTTTTGGCAGCGGCTCGATCGCTGGGAAGCGCCGACCTTGTTTGTGCTGGCGACGAATCTCGACGACCGGCTCGACAAGGCGTTGTTATCACGGATCGATCTCAAGCTCTACTTCGGTCCGCCGACGCCCGAGCAAGCCGCGAGTGTGATCGCGTACTGGCAAGAGGTGCTGCACGAGTACGGCAGCGACCAGTGGGGCCCGGCGCTGCTGGAATTAGAGCGCTGGGAAAGTTTTCGCGAGTTGTTTTACACGATCCAGCAGTACGTGCGCGAGCACGTGGCCAGCAGTTAGTTTTCGTGCCTTTTCCCATTTCATTTCCCAGGAGTTGTGATGATCAATTTAGGTAGCAAGTATCGGGACAAGATCACCGGTTTCGAAGGCATCGCGACTGGCTTCTGCCAGTACATCAGCGGCTGCCATCAAGCCCTGATCTGCCCACCCGTCGCCGCGGACGGTGCCAAGCGGGATTCGAATTGGTTTGACGTGCAGCGTCTCGAACAACTCGAAGCCGAGCCCATCACGTTGTGCAATGGGCAAACGCCTGGCTGCGATTTACCAGCTCCAAAAAGATAACCGTACGCGTGGCGGCGGGCGCTCCTGATGACTTCGAGCCGGACCAGGAGCCTAACGGCACGGGATCGCAGATGACCCGGACCCCTTAGCGACCAAGGCGCGGCCCGCTGCATTTTTTACTAACGACCAAAGCCTAACGACTAACGACCATCATGCACAAATTTCGAGTCGGCGATCGGGTGCGGATCACGGTCGAGGGGAACGTCCTCTCGATCGACGAGGACGGCGTCAACTTCAAGGACTGGCGCACGGGCGAGCTGCACTACTGGGCGTTTGACGATTGCGAACTCGTCGAGCCAGCAGCAACATCAACGCCGACACCCGAAATCGAGGATTGAACCATGAGCAACAGATACGAACTCGGCGACACGGTCGAATTTCCGCTGCGGTCTCCCGATCGCGGCCGGGTCCGCGGCGTGCTGACGATGTGGCTCGGCGGCGACTACTGGGAGATCGTCACGCCGCTCGGCACGGTCCATCGCCGCTACGGCCGCGAGCTGAAACGCGCGAGCGTGGACTTGGAAGTGCCAACGTGCCAACACGAACCCGACGAGCGGGAGATTTGAGATTTCTTTTTTACCAATAGAAGGCAGCAAAGGAAGCAAAGAACATGCAACAACAGCAATTCAAAATCGGTGATCTGGTGGAATACAAATTTCCGCGTGGCCGAGTTATTGGATTCGATGA